AAAAGACTTTTTAAATACTCATTTTCTCTTTTTGCCGCCTCAATGTCAAAGCGTTGATATCTAATCACAACACTTAGACATCTTAAACCTTCCAACACATCAACAAAACCCTTTTTATTCGGCATTGCTATCCTGCCGTCAGTTCCTTCATAGGCAAAATACAATAGTTCCCCAAGTTCTTCAAGAATCTCTTTTTCTTGAGCTTTTGTTGTTTTCATTATGTTCCTGTAAGTAAATATTCGATTGTCGCTTTTTTTGTGTTACTTACCGCTTCAAAATGCACCGTTCCTGCTGGTTGTGGAATAACCGCCCATCTTCCCGCCTTAATAGTAAAGTCAGCATCAAAATCAGTAACAAAATCAAGGTCAATCATAACATCTTCTGCTATAGATTTTATAATCAAGACCCCTTCTGTGGCAACATCACCAACAGGTATTGCCTCATCTGCATCAGCAGTAGCTTGTTCCATATAATGAAACAAACTTTTTGTGGGAGGAGTGGTATCAGTAAAAGTTCCAGCAAATATAATTTCCTCACCGAGACCCGTAAGCTCCGCTATGATTTTAACCAAAAGCTGTGCAGCCATTATTTCTTTCTCCTTCTCAAAACTTTTTTCTTCGCTCGTAAATGTTTCTTTTTACTACCTTCAAGATACTCTGACAACTCAGCCTCAGTCATCTTGGTTTTGGTTTTCTTACCAGCCCTTGCACGTGCGAGGTCAGCCCCCATCATACGTCTCTGACGTTCTGACTTAACTGGCACTTTGTTTCTCCTTATAATACACACACTGACTCATTAGCCATTGCCTTCTCTCCTTCGCAGACAACAACCTTAACTTCCGCTTTGTGGGACAATAAGATACTTGACATTTATTGCACAAATGATTCATCAGCAGTGGCTCCCGCCAAACCATCTAACAGAGTGATACACATACCAAGCACGAAACTTACTCATCCCATCTTCCAAACATATTTTACGAAGGATTTTATCAGCATACAGTCTCCATACTTTCTTATCAAGATAACCTTCTTTTATTAACTGGTAAAGAGCATCATGGACAAGACTACCTCTCATAAAATTTTCAGTATCTATTGTTGGTCCAGAAGGTCCGTCCCAAGCATACCTTTTATCTACCCATAACCATTTGATTTGCTTACTTCCGCACAGTCTAATAAAATCCGTCCGCACCAACAAATCACTTTTCGGAGTCTCTCCTAAACAAATTTGATAATATTTAGTTAAAAGGTATTTCCAATGCTTAGGAACTTTATGGTACTTGAACACATTATGCTCCAGCTAATTTAACTTACTGGCTTACTTGACTGACCAAAAGCTCTCGCTTGCTGTTGGCCTAAATTTGCTTCTCGACTACCTTTATCATTATCCCCAAACCTTCCATCCTGCACCCCACTGCCTTTCGGAACAACAGTACCGGAGAGAGGTTGGTACGGATTCAAACCCGCCGCCTGGTCTGGCACGGCTGATTTCCACCAATCCTCCAGATTGGGGATATTTAAGTAACGCCCTAAATCCTTAGTTACTGCATCAACATCCAAAGTTACACCTTGTTGTGATGCCATTTGACTTATTGGGAGCACCCACTGTGTAAGAAATTGAATAGTTTTTTGATATTCTAACGTGGGCGAATATCGTTGCATTGAATAAGCTTCTATACTAAACGAAAAATCCTGAAAGTCCCCTTCCTTAGCAGCTTGGTCAAAAACAACATCTAAATCAACCACACCTGGAATACGCTTAACTTCCGGCATACTTATCAATGGGTCTGACCAAAGCCGCCAAGCCCACTTCCTCATTATCGATTCTGTGAAATCATGGACCTGTACAACCATGTCCTCTAAAATTCGAGAAGCATTAGACTGTAACATTTGTTCCTGACCTAATGTTTTGGCTTGAACTCCTCGGCCCCCCATCGTATATAAGTTTCCATTACCAATAGAGTATTGAGCTTCAAGATACTGAATCCAGTCGTAGCTGTCAGGATTCACCCCACCAGATTTAAGTTCCTGCATGTCTCCTACATTGTTGACTCTTACTGTTTCTCTATCTCCAGCATTTTTAACCGCTTCCATGTCATCCGCAGCATCACCTGAGTAAGCTATAACTGTTTTTTCATTTTCCGCTTGTGTTCTCATTTTATTGGCAAGAGCGTTTACAGCGGTATCATAGTCTGTCCATCCCCAAGCGGGCGGTATAGGTATGGGTGAGTTGGGAAAATTCTTATAAGACAAAACATCAAAAGGACCGCCTTCCGGCCCATCGTACTCAACCGTCCGTAAAATATGCCTGTAACCTTCGGGCAAAATAGTAATAACTATATCTTCATCTGGAAGCCATATATCAATAAAACGAGTCCACTCTCGCAGAGTATGAAAATCGCCGGACAAGACACCAGGTTTTGATATTGTATCAGGGCTTTCGTCTCCGTGTAACTTGTGTGTTGGCTTTATTGCGTCCGCGTGGAGACTACCAAAAAAATCTCTTGCAAAATCTGTTGGAAGATAATAATAGTGCCCCTCTATTTCAAAACTCTCTCTGTTTCGTGCAGACACATCCCCAATATAATCTGAGTCATCTATCACGTCTGTATAAATTTGACCCACATCGTGCAAATGTCCCTTAAACTCCACTTCTTCCGCTTTCATAATCCCTGTCTTGGTAATTCCCATACCAAACATAGAATTAAAAATCGCAGGACGTAAACAATATTTTGCAAATTTAATTTCTGTCATCAAATGATTTATTGCCAATTCTGTTGTGTATGCCCAGGGTCTGAGTTTTGGAACCTTACTTCGCACCATAGTTTTAGGGTTATTCATTGACAAATAAGGAACTATAATACTAACAGCCCTATCAGTAAGGTTTAACAAATGCCCCTCAACTTTGTTCTCTTCATAAAAATTTGAAGCCCATTGGTCCAACATCATTTTTCTATGCTGTAAAGGAGTCTTAACCGCTTTCCCCCACTTCTCAGCGGCTTCTTGAACACGAACTATAAAAGGTCTTACATTCTCTTTATCTTGGACTTTATTCACTTTTCACCGCAGTTTCTGCTAACACTTTATTCTGAAAACTATCACCAACAATTCTAATATTTTTAGTATCCCCAAAATCTGTTATAGCTATTTTCATAATCTTCAGCCCCCATCCAGAAGCCTCTTCTCTAAGACCTCTCAGTATCTCATCCTTTAGTGCAGAAATATTCATACAATCTTGTTTTGTTTTTGATGTAACAAATTCTGTAATTATTCCAAGAGCCAAATTCATCAAAGACTTTTCATAGTCTTGAACTGCTAAAATAGTTTTAGAGGCGTCTACAACTCGATATGTAATTGCTCCAGAAATTAAAACATTTTCCATGTCTTTTGTAAATAACGATTGTCCTCTCAAATCTTTGACCATTGGCATCACAGCTATTACACACATTTGATGTAATATAGGCCAATATACATACCAGCCTGGTTCTTTTAATTTGTAATACTTGCCTAAAGTTATACGTACCCCGCCTTCATCTGGATTGATATAATATAACCTTGGCAACCAAGCAAATAACTTAGATATAAATTCTTTTAACCAATCCACTATCTTAGAAACTTTCGTTTAGAGTCTACTTGATTCAATGCTTGTTTACGCTGTTGGCTTCTATAGGCAAAACTATTCTTGGATATGTTTTTCTTTTCCTCTACCACAGCAGCTTTTCCTTGTTCTTTCATTGCTAAAATAGCTTCTCCGAGAGGAATCACTCTGTCCCCATGAGATGCCTCAGCACCAGAGTCCTCATCCTCAGATAGTCCTGAAGGTCCAATTTTCTTATTCTCAAAAGTAATATAAGTCTCAAGTTCTGTCAAAGACCTCCCATCGTGAAGAATCAAAAACTTGTCGTTTGGTTTTGTTTGTAATCCTCTCGCTAAAGCCAAATCAAGTTCTTGAAGTAAATCAAACTTTTCATCTGGAGAACTGTGCCAACCAAAAGTTTGTTTCTTTTTCCTCGTTCTTGCTCTTTCATTTTTTCGCGTATAGACAAAAGTATACCCAAGTCTCCTCCGCCTTTGGTCAAAAGCACCGCCTGGACCGTTTTCCTCCCAAATTAAATAAGCCTGTCTTGTGAGTCCTCCACACCACATACAAATTGCTACAGCTTGGTCCGCAAAAGCGTCTGGAGTTGTATTAGGACAAACCCATATACCAACTTGCTCACTTGTGTTTACATCTATAACTTGAGCTACAGAATTTGAGGAACCCATACCTCTGCTAATGTCATTGGCTACTATGTAATTATGATTTTGGTCTGGCCTTCCGTTTATCAACTTCCCCCACCATCTAAACCTACCACGACCACCTTCTTTGAAATGTGGATTTATTACTCTTGGTATATGGTTTTTACCTTCGGTTTTTAATGTAAATTGAATTTCACCTTTGTAATTCGCAGGACGAATAGTTTCTAACCTGATTCTCCGCAATGTCGCTGGAGAGAAAAACATTGCACCAGACCCCGCTGCGTTTCTATCTACGTCCCGTGCCATTCCTCGCGGAGTGCGTCTCTTTTCCTCCTCATCATACCAAGGACTTCTCCAACCACCATCGTTTTTATCGCCCCCATCCGCGATAAAACTTATGCTCCTAAGTTTTTCCGCAACTTCTTCTGGAAGAGTCAGCATTTCCTTTGTAAAAGTGCTCAACTTAAAAGGTTCCATTGTTTTTATATTCTCAAAAGCTTCCGGAATTATCTTTCTATAATACTCAATATCTTTAATCTCTATTTCATCATATCTTGGAGAACGATACATTCCCTCATTTTTTTCGGGATTACGCTCCCAAGGAAGTACAATTACATCTATTTTACCGCTCGACAACAAACGAGAATAAGGATGTCCAATACCATAAAAATGCGTAGAATTATAAATTACGCACTTAGTTACATCAAAAAGATTATCAATAGTTGAAGCAGCTATTCTGTGCTCCATACGCCCATGCTCATCAACCATAACAGCCCGACACCTATCTCCCGCACCAAAATTCTCATTACAAGACTGCCCATAAATCACACTTCCGTTATCCAAATTCTCTGTACGCATATAGGTTTTAAGAAAATTTGGCTGCATCCACTTAGGCCAATGAATTATTGCATAAACTAATTTATGCATCAAACACTTATGCACACCAGTCAACTGGCCTTTTGACACCTCTACCCCAGCATCCACAAATTCCGCAGCACGTGAACCAACCAAGAAAGATTCCTGCGGGAAAAGTCTCCAATATAAAGCAAACAATTTAATAATTAGCTCTGTTGCTCCCTCTTCTCTTGACTTATTAATAAGTTTGTTTTCCCCATTATCAATACCTGATTTCAACTCATTGACCGCCTCAACCTGAGCTTCTCTTAAAATAAATGGGCGATTCACGCAACCGCGTGGTTGTCGCGGGTCATAAGTAAAACAACATAAATCAAAATAAAGCTGTGGTTTTACAAACATCATTTCCATAAAAATTTTCTGCATACTGTCATCTTTTGACAGTAACTTGTGAAAATCCATTCTGAATTTGATATTTTCCGCAACATTCCTGGGTATAATTTCTAATAAAGACTCAGGGCTGTCAAACGCTTTTAGCTCCACTAAATTTTTCCAAACCTTCCTGCACACCGAAATTATAAGCAGCCACCGCATTTGCAATAGCTCCTTTACACCAATTTTTCAGTCTTTTTTCCCAAATAAGTCTGTCTGACTCTTCAAAAAGCTTTTGTAACGAAATCAACCAAATAACAAACTGACCCCCGTCCGAAGGCAACCCAATAAGCACCTTCTTATCGTTTTCGTGTAATCTAAAAGATATGCCAGGGTCTTGTTTCTGGAACGCCTTTAAGATTTCCCAAAGCAAATCACTCATTTTTGTCTCCCTATTCCAACCAAATTGTTAAAAACATAAAAAACATCACTATAAACCAAAGCGGGCCAATTAAGGGACATAATACAAACAAAACAAAAATATCTCTTTTTCTAAAATGACACATTCCCTCACCGTTATAAAGTAACATAAGTAATGAACCAACCCAGCCTAAACCAAAATAAACCAATAAAAACCAAAACATATCAGTCTCCTTCGATTACCTTACTTTCGACTTTCTTACGCTTATCTGCCACATTTGCTTGCTCTATCAACGCTCCGGCAAAATCCCGAATAGTGTCTGATTCAATCTGGCCTGTTATTTGAAAATCTAAGTTTTCTCTTTTTTCATTTATATTAACAGTTCGTGTATTGGTAAAATCTGGACTCATGTTAATTAAAAAGAATTGAAGTAAACTTGCATCAGGTTTTTGATGTTTTTTTGTGCGTTTAACACAAACCATTTCCTTCTTAGGCTTACCTTCACCATCCTCACCAACTACTCTATTCTCCCAAACTTCTTCATCATAATCATAACCACAAGCGGCTTTCAATCCATTGGATACTAAGTAATTCTTTGCAATGCCCTTGCCATTACTACACGCCGCAGCAAATTGAGGATAACGCTGTTTCCACTTGGCTATTGTACAAGATTTCACACCAAGCACATACCCTAAATCCTTCTCACTATGACCAGAAGCCACAAGCCTCGCCGCAATCTTTACAAAATCATAGTTCCACCGAATCCGTTTTCTTGTTTTATATTTTTTAACCTCATCGTCCCAGGTTTTATAATCTTCTTTCTTGGCTTCCTTTTTATTCAGAGGTTTTCGTGCCATTAAATGTCTCCAAATAAAGAATCAATCCATTGGATACTAAGTAATTTGTTGCAATCCTTTTACCGTTACCACAAGCAGCCTTAAATTGAGGATACCGAGCTTTCCAAGTCTTAATTGTACAAGGCTGTACTCCAAGAACATAACCTAAGTCTTTTTCACTATGTCCCGCAGCAACAAGTCTCGCAGCAACCCGCACAAAGTCGTAATTCCATTTGATACGTTTACGAGTCTTGTACTTCTTAACATCATCATCCCAATTTTCATAGTCATCCTTGGCTGCCTCTGTCTTGTTAAGGGGTTTGCGTGCCATTAACGTATATATCCTTTTTCTTGCTGTAATTTACTTTGTTTTGTGAGTTTTAATCTGCCTTCTTGTCTCATACAAGCCTGACACCAGGCATAAAGGCCCACGCCATCTTCACGTTGATAGAAAGCTGATTTTGGCTTTGGTAGTTCACATCGTTCACAACGTTTCATAATCTAATCTTCTTTGTAATAGTTTGCAAAAACGTACCCTCTTGGAATTTATTAAGATTTGAGGCTTAAGGGGAACGGCCTTCTATATCGACCTGTTGCCCCCTTTAAGCCACTTTTTCAAAATTTAAACTTTTCATACCCATATTATACCATATTTTAACACAAAAGTCAAGAGAAATCTTTGCAAATTCTTGATATTTTGTAAAGAAACATAAAAAATTTTAAGAGTTAATCTGCATAATCATTATAACCTAACTTCATCTTTAAAATATCTTTAATTTTC